GTCGGTGACACCGGCTTGCCACTGTCACTGATGAACAGGCGGCGATTGTTTTCATCTCCGGTATCCAAAGTCTGGCCGGTCCACATCTGGAATTCGGCCAGCTCGATTTGGTAGATGTGCTCGACATAATCAGCCGATGCCGGAATGCCCATCGGAGCGGCGGTGTCACCGTTTTGACCCGACGGAATGTTATGAGAATCAAATGTATATTCGGGAACGGGTAAAAACGTATTACCCAACGTGACGGTAGATGTGCCAAATCTGGCGGGATCAAATCCAGCTTTGGTCAGAATGCCATTCGGATCGCCTGCGGGTGTTTCAGGATATGTGCCATCCGGTTGCTGGATACTACAGTCGACTGAATAGGGGCCAAAATGGTATTCATATTTAGGTTCGTGTTCTAAATCCGGTGTGCCTTCTTCATACTTGATCCTCCTGCGCCCGCGGTAATCGACATCATCGAGCGCAAACCACATTTTGGCGAAATTGATTGCACCCTCGGAAACATTGCGCCACCGATTTATGGATTCCGTCGGATCGGGATTGCGGCCAGGGCCGGTTGTTTTTATGCCATCCTTGCCAAGATCGAACGACAGCAACAGATGGTGCCACTGATCCGGCTTTATCGGAGGAAGCGTTTCGACGTAAAACAGATCCGGTTTGGCTTCCAGCACATCCTCGCTCAAATCCTCGATGCCCGCAGCTTCAACGAAATAGGAATGCGGCGTTATGATGCCATCATCGTCAATTTGATCGTTACGCTGAAAGGTCCACCCCGAGCCGGGGGTGTCGCATAGTTCTTGCCATGCGTTGACCTGTTCCTCATTGCTCGGGACACGGCTCTCGGCTGACAGATCAAAGGCTGCAATGCCTGTCCCGGTCGCAGTGTCCGACATTTGAATATTGATCACCAGGACACCGGCCATTTCATTTCCTTGATCGGTATCGGTATCGCTGCAATCCACTGCTATATAGCAGGGCGCCAAATCGAATTCAGCGCCTTCCTCAAAATCTGTAGTGGTTATCAGGAACGGTCCAAATGCGTCGACGGGATCGCAAAGGTTCTCGGTTTGCGGAATCAATTCGGTCTCTTGCTGTTTCCGGCCGAATGTCAGCAACGGGATGAGGTGCTTCATGACACGATCCGGAGACTCCGGCTCATCTGCCGCGGCGATCATCGATTCCGCAGGTATTCGAAACCACAACGAGATGACTGCCCGGTCGAATTCCGCAATGCCGGCTGTGAGCTCCAGGTAGCTCATGTATATTCGATCTCATGCGGGTCCTGGTCTTTTCCACCAAACTCCACCGCCAGCGCGCTCCAGTTGACATTGATGATGGCCTGAAACGGATCGAGCGCCCACGGCGGATCGAAGCCGTGGATCTCGTTGACTGGACCTTTGGCCGGCCTGGTGAACTTCAAATAGTGACTGTTCTTCAGGATGGTTACGACGTCCTGATCCTTGCCGGTATTTGCCCTGGGGCTTGACTTGTCCCCCGTGTACGAAACGTACTGGACTTCGATATAATTATCTTCATCCTTGGTGTTATCGTTGGGATTGTCATACTCTTCGGTTTTGAAATTGTATTTATCCGATGCAACGACATAGGCTTTCAGACCAGGCTTTTTTCCTATGGCCGCATCCACATCTTCATCGATGATCGTTTCGCGATAAAAACAACGCCGTGCTTCCACGGTGCGGTTTTGATTGTCAGCGCTGGTGCGATTGCCGCGTATCGGCTCCATCTTTGTGTCGCTGGTCGTCTTGGTCCAGTCCATTTCAACAATGGTCTTGACTGGCACCCATTCTTTCGGGTCTTCCTGATCTTCTTCGTCCGGAGAACATATTTTCAGGGTACCTTCGGTTCGTGTTGGATGTTGTTCCGCATAGTCATTGGAATTCGGGTCGTCATACCAGCGAAGTTGTCGGAAAATATCCTGCGCGACGTTGTTTACCCGCGTAAAAATGCGGTAGACATCGACACGTTCGATATCGAGCCATATATCCTGCAACACCTCTTCATCCTTGTTGGTGCCGAATATCCGGATCGTATGTGATGCCCGGATATCAGTGTCAGGATTATAGCCCATTCAATTTAATCCGGGTCCGGGCCAGATGGACCCATCGGCTGGCCGATGATGCCCTGACCGAACACGCCCTGGAATTGAAGATGACGCGGCTGGCCTACCCTGCTGGCGAATGGACTTTTCTCGGTCTCGTAGGCTACGCAATATCTTGTTGCATCATAAGTGTAATTGCCCGTCAGCACCTTGCCGCTGCCGCTGCGTCCTATTCTCAAGATCACGTTGGGCTGGCTCAGTTGTCCCGGTGTGTAATAAACCTGCGAGGGGGAAATGTTGTTGGTCTGGAACGGTCGAACAAGGGATTCAAACTCTGTGCTCATGTGATCGCGCTCGATTGCAGATCGACCCCCATCGGGATCGACAGGTTGGTGAACTTGATATTGTAGACCTTGTGGAATGGACCGGCGCTCATTGGCCTCAACTGAAATTCCTGCCAGCTTGGATTGGCCGCCAGCAACGCAGGCAGGCTGTTGGCCCCCAGCATCGCAGCCTCGCGTTGTCTCTGGTAGGCGCCTTCCTGTGAGACTTCGCTTCCTTCCAGGCGTTTTCTTGCCGCCTGCGCGGCCTTCGACATGCTGTCCAAAGCCTCGTCGGACACATCCCTGCCCATATGAAATTCATCCGTCACCACAATCATTTCCCGCGTGGCGGGGAACGTGATGCCGTCGTCTGTCACCGTATACACAGGCGGTGCGTAACCGAGATCGGTCGTCGGCAGCACCACGGTGACATTGTCATGCAGCTGGTAGCCGTCATTGACGTATCCGTCATCGACGTATGCCGGCGTGCCGGGATGTTCTTCCACCGCGTCACCCAGTCCCGCGCAGCATGCCAGCGTCACGCGACAATTGGCGATGCCGCTGTCATTCACCACCAGTTCGGTGTTCTTGATCTTGCCCAGCGCAATCCCGCCCGGTATGCGCGGGTCATGCAGCGTCACGGTTTTTCGAGGGGTCAGGCTTAGACCGCGCAAATAATCGGCATCAAATACAATTTCGATGCATCGTGCGCGCCAAAGCAGTTTGGCCCTCACGACAGCCGCAAGATATTCCAGGCTTTGTCGTCCGCGATCCGTGGCGAAATAGGTCGGCGACCATGAGTCACCGGGATAACCGCCTCCAGGAATTTCCCCAGTGCCGACGCATGTCCATTTCACCGTGTTATCGGTTGTTACTGAATGCAGTGTTTCGTTGAACGGTGGGATCAGCCATGTGGCGCTGCTGACCCCGGCTTGCGTGCAAATGTAATAAGTCTTGCCGCTCGGCAGGCTGCTGCCGAGATTGACGAAGACTGCCGAACTGCCACTTGGACCGACAGAACCGGACAAGGTGCAGACGGCGAAACTGCCGTCTGGCATTTGCACATAGGTGCCCTCGGCAATCGGGACCGCGCTCGGCGGAAATGTGTGCGTGCCGGGGAGCAGCAGCGTGGTGTACTGCACATAGAACGGACGATGGGGCAGAATCATCTGCCCCAGATTGATGTGCGAAGCGGCATACCAGTCTGTCGCGTTATCCGGGGGCTCTGCCGCGCCCATGCTCTTCCACACCACATCATTATCTGTGGTGAAGTCCCCCGGTGTATCGCTGAAGTCCGGCTGCTCCGTGCCCGCTGTGCCTTCATCAGTACAAATTTGCACGCTGCGTCCGCCGGGGATCGAAGGATTGTCCGGAAAAATGATCTGTCCGATACTGACATGTTGTCCTGCGATAGTGGGCCAGTTCAACAGGTCAATGATCGGCACCCCGACATTCGCGCCGCTTCTGGTGATCACTTCGCTGGCCTGGTCCAGTTCAGGGTGCGTCAATACAGGCTGGGTATCAGCGCGGATCAGGAAAATAGCGCGTTCGGTGCGTTCGCGCTCGGCATCGTATTTCAGCGTCAATGCCGCCTTGACCCGCCACGCAATGATGTAGCCATTGTCTTCATCATAGTGCGGTGGCCTGTTGATCGGGTCCGGATCGCCATACTCATCCTGATGATATGGGTCCAAAACTCCGCCATAACTGAACCACCTTAACGTTTTTTCTTTCCAGATCTTGCCGCCCATCGGGGACGACCATCTGACATCCACAGTCAAGTAGTCACCGACGATGTGGTATTTTTGCTGGTTTTTCCAGGAAGTGCTCCATGCCGTAATCGTCGCGTCATTGGCCCCTGCGGTATCGAACGCGTCGGCAAAATAAACCTTGTAGCCGCCGCCTATATCGGCGAGAGGCTGGGGCCATTCAGAAATAATGCCGTCACCGTTGAGAACGTTGTAGGTACGCCAACCGTTGGTAATGTCCACAGTGCCCCTTGCGGTCTGTTTCCAGCTTACGCTGGCATCCATCAATATCGCAGTGGCCGGGGGCTGGCTGATGGTCATGCTCATCGAATCGTAGAAATGATCGTCCTCGGTGAAGTCCTCGTTGCCGTCGCTGCCTGTGATGATGTCGTTGGCGGTGACCTCATGCGTCACCGCATCGACATCCCAGACCTTGGCGTGCGCTTCCAGGATCGTATTGGGATCGTCGCGCTGGCCAACATCGATGAAGACCGGATCAAAAAACGGCCGGTACTTCAGCGTATCGGCCACACGCTGCACCCGTTGCTTGTAGTCGATGGGATCGGCCACGATCTGGATCGTTACGACTTCTTCAAACATTTGCGACGGAACACCGACAACGCGACCAAAGAGCAGCGGCTCGATGCTGGAGCCGTTGAACCATGAAAACCAGGCCCAGTATTTGCGCGCCGGGTTGAGCAGGCCGACATGCGGGTTCTGGATTTCGATCTCCAGCAGCGGCTTCTCGCCCTCGGCAATGGTGCGCTTGGCCGAGAAGATGTATTCATCCATCCGGTGATGGCTGTCATCGAACGTGGTTTCGTCCGGTTCCACCCATGCAAAATAGAACGGCCCCGCCACAGGCATGTCAGATTTCCCGCAAACTCAATTGCCATTGGTAATCGTGCGGGTATTCGTCCATCGACTGGCTGTAGTCCACCACCATGAAGGCGATCTGCGGATAGTAGTAGGTGAAGCCGTCCGGCGTGGTGCGTGGTGTAGTACCAGGGACCACCGTTCTGCCGGGAGTTTCTCCGGTGCGACACGCGAGTTCGCAAACGCAGTTGACCAGCACGGCCTCTCCCGGCCAGATGCCGTCAAACGCCGGCGCCTCCTGGTCGGTGCAGGAAATCGTGCTCTCGTATTTCTGCATCTGCGTGAGCCCGAGCCAACGCAGCTCGCCGTTGATGGTCCGGCGCGGTGTAGGCTTGGCTTCGGACACCGGCGTCAATGTTTGCGTGAGCCCGCGCGCGGAATACAAGGGCACGCCGATCGTCGACATGACCAGAAGCGTCAAGCTGTTGTCGGCACCAAGTCTTGCAATCATGAGATGAACCCAGGCTTGCGGCCGGTAGAAGTTATGCGCTTGGTGACAGCCAGCCGCGATAATTGATCCACTGCGCTGCTCGATGCCATCATGGTCACCGACCCGTGGTCCGTCCTGAGATCGACCGTGCCGAGATGACCGATGCCGCCAGCCCCGCCGCCCGCGAATGCCGGCATCCCCACCAGGCCACCGGTTGCGAACCGGCCCATGCCGTCCATCACCCGCCGCAGATCGCCGCCACTTCGCCGCAACATCTCGAGGAACGCCAGCACGCCTGGCTGCGCGACCGCCCGCGCCGGCATGATGTGCTCGCCGCGCGATACCCAGGACAGGTTGCTATCCGATGTGCCGGTGCCGCGGCCGCCGATCAGTCCGCCGCGCGCATGGCCTGGTACCGGACTGCCACCGGCCGGCGCCGAAGGACGCAGCCCGATGAACTTCAGCAGCGCATCGATTGCGTTATTGATCGCGCTGGTGATCGCATTCCATGCCCCTACGCCAGCGCCTTTGAGCGCTTCCCATGCAATACCGGGAATCCTGGCTACAAAGGCGTCGAGCGCGTCGCCGGCATCCCATATTCCCTGTTTGATCTCCGCCCAGGCAATTGCCGCCTGGTCCTTGATCGCTTGCCAGCCAATCTCGGCCATCTTTCTTGCAATGGCGTCGAACGCCGCTATCGCCTGTTGTTTAAGTTTCTCCCAGGCCGTTCCGTCTTCCAGGGCCTTCTGCATATCCTGGGTGCGCATTGTGAATGCGAGAGCGGCAATCCCGGCGATTGCCAGCGCGCTTTTTACCGGACCGCCAAAAACGTTGCCAAAGGTAATGGCGGCTTCCGCCAGCAGATTAAATGCCCCCGTCCAGTGCCCAACGATCCCCAGGACCAGGAGGTCAGTGCCGGTGAGCTTGGTGCCGAATACCGTGTTGATGGCACCGGCCACTTTATCCAACGCCGGGAGGATCGAGAGGAATGCCTTGGTGATCAACACGATCGCCCCAGGCAATTCCTCTTTGAGCTGGTTGAACGTCTTGATCAAAGCCGCCCCCAGCTCCGTTTCCGCGAAGGCCGCCGTGATCTTCTGGAACGCGGCGACCGCAGCCGCGCTGAACTGCGCCCAGAACCCGGCGAAGTCGCCGGCAAACAGTTTCTTGAACGACGCCGCAATCTGTTGCAGCTCGGCCGGGACCAGCGCCGCCACCTGCTTTGCGCCCGCCGAGATCTTGTCCCAGAACACGACTGCCGCCAAACCTGCCGCCAGCAGGATCGCACCGAACGGAGAGAACAGCGCCAGGACCGGCCCCAGCAGCAATTGAAGGGCTCCGAGCGCTACCGCCAGGCCAGCCACCGCAATGCCGAGCGTGATGAAAAACGCCGCGACCTGGCTTCCGGTGATGCCCTCGAACAGGCCAGCAATCGAATCGAAAACGCCAAACAGTGACCGGCCCGCCGGCACGAGCACGTCGCGCCAGATCCCCGACAGTTGCTGCCCGAGCGCGATCAGGATCTTGAACGCCGTTGCCGCGGCACCATCACCGAGGCCTTCCAGAATCTCCTCCGTACTATGCCCCGCCGCGGACAGCGCGCGCCATTGCTGCAACAGGATGCGCGAGTCGTCGACCAGGTCGGTCAGCCATTTTGCTCTGGCGAAGGAAGAACCCGAGAACAGCGCGCCAATCTGGTCCTTGGCGGCGCGGATGGCGTTGCCGAGATCGGTCCATTGGTCCGCCGCCGCCTTGGCCGCCTTGACCTGGTCCTCGGTCAGTTGCCGCGAGGCCGCGCGCTTGTTGTCCAGTTCCGCCTCGGCATCGCCGACCGACTTGATGCCAACGGTCAGCGCACTGAGGGTATCTCGCCATTTCGGGCCTAACTGAAATTGAGCGGCCGCGGCTGCCTTCGCCGCGCCTTCCGGCATCCCATCGATGATGCGGGCGAGCTCCTGCATGGTGGCTAGCGAGCCCTTGTCGATGATGTCTCTTCGCACGCCCAGTTTTTCGAGCGCCGCCACCAATTGTTGGGATGCTGGCGTCAGCTTCCCGACCGTCTGTGTGACCACCGTAGCGCCATTGGCGAAGGTCTGGAAACTCCTGCCCGACTCCGCGCCCAACTGGTTCAGGCTGCGCATCATCGGCGCGATCGATGTGGCAAACTCCTCGGTCGATCCGCGCGCCGCATCGACCGAGCGGCGCAGCGCTATCCATTGCTGGGTGGTTAGCCCCAGCCTGTCGGCCTGGTCGGAAATCGTCTGCGCGGTTTCGCCGGCGCCTGATGTGAGGCTGCGCACAATGGCGCTGACGGCAACAGCAATGCCGGCGGCGGCAATCGTGAACCTCTTTGCAGCCGTCAGCAGCGATGTCCCGGCCCTGTCGGCCGCCTGGCTGGTCTCGTTCAGCCCATCCGTGACCTGCCGGCTTGCCTGCGTCCCCGCGTTGCCGAATGCCTGCGTGGCTGAGGTGAGCTGGTTGAACTGCGGCGAGAGTTTGTTGACCGCGGCAGCCAGGTTATCGAACGCTCTCCTGATATCGTCGCCGCCCTCGAGCGTGATGCGCTGGCTGATGGTGGCCATGGTTCAGCCCTTGATCCGCTTGTCGTAGAATTCGCCGACGCGTGCTGCCGCCGCCGCGAATATCCGCAGCAGGTTGAACCGCTTCCTGATGTCGACGGAACGGATGCCGACGAACAGCGGCCCCGCGAGACGATCGGCGGCGTCGAACATCAGTGGCGGCTTTCCTGCGATATTTACCGACACCAGTTTTCTTCCGTACTGCTTCGGCGAGTGTACGCCTTGCGGCAGGTTCTGCTCGATCGGCAACCACAACAGCGGCCGGCCGCGGATCGTCATGCCGGTCTCAAACACGCCGGCGAACGGAATACGATCGAAGATCACCGCCGCCGGGTCGTCGCCCTTGTTGGGATAAAAATTGTAGGTCAGCGCCTGCTGCCAGCGCGCAGAAAATCCGGCAGCGGCGATGTTGGCCCGCCCTTCCTTCACCGCAAGGTCGGCGGCGTCATGCACCGCGCCTTGCGCGCCCGCGTTGATCCGGTTCTCGGCCTCTTCCAAAAACTTCTCGAGCGCCGCTTCGTTGGCCGAGAACACCAGCTTCATTTCGGACCCAGTTCCTTGAGCATGTTTTCCGTCGTCTGCTTGTCGCCCTGGGCGCCGGTCCTGGCGATCACCAGCGCATAGGTGCGATCGATGCGATCTAGCCTCTCACTGAATTCAAGAAAGGCGTCGATCTGCCGCCATGTCAGCGTCATTGCATAATCGGGCGGGAATCCTCGCCGGATGAGGGCGGTGATGTCGACGGCGATTTCTTCAAGCGCACTCGGCCGCCCTTCTTTTCGCTTGCGCCTCCGCTCAGACCGGTCAGTTTGTTGAGGAAGGCCGCCAATCCGTTTGGGAACGTAAGTCGCAAAATCGCCGTTACAAACTCCGTCTGATCCTCCAGATTCAGCATCGTGGCGGCGTGTTCTTCATATTTTTCGTCGCCCGGGTGGCCGGCACCAGCGGCAATAATCGGGCCGATGGATTCGCCTGCCAGTTCGAACAGCAACGCCACATAATTTTCGCTGCCGCCGCTCAGGACGTTTCTGACGTTCGGAAAACGCGCCGCAATCGTTGCTATCATCTTGGCGTTCAACCCGCGCACGACATACCGTTCGCCATTGATTCTGACAACGTCGGCCGCCGTTGCCGTTACTATGTCCAGCAGGTCAGCCATGCTTCTGATCTCCCGGCTCGTCGGCCTTTTCGCCAGCATCTCGTCCGGTCGTCTTGACGCGAGCGCCTCTTGCGGTGCCGCCGGCCGCCGGGTCGCGGACGGTCCAGACGCCGAAGAAGCCATCGGTGCCCTTCTGCACCTCGGCCTCGAGCTCGATCACCGTGAAATCATCCTCGGCGGTAATGAACGAGAAATCGCCGGATGGGACGAACGAGACCGTCGCGGTGAAATCGACCTGCTGGCCGATATCGTTTGTGCCCTCGACTTTGATGTCGCCGACGAACTCGGCCTTGGAAAGCCCGTTGATCGTGGCCTCGCCGGGTGTCGTGGTGTCGAGGTCGCCGAGTGCAAATATGGCCAGGTTCTCGCCGGTGATCTCGTCGAGCTGGATCTTGATGGTGGCGCCGACCTGGGTAATCGCCGTGAAGTCCTTGGTCTTGATGCCCTCGCGCGACGAAAAGTGTTCCTTCTTTTCGACGGTCGGCGTGTACACAAACGACGGCGCGTTGCCGAGGTCGACAAACGTGGAAGCGCCGCCGACTTCTTTGAACGAAACAATTCCTTTGCCAATATGATAGTTCTGGACATCTGGCGAGACAGGCATGGTGGTTCTCTCCTTGTTATAGATCGTCAGGTTTCAGGGTGTATTTGAACATGAACTGCGCCCGCAGTGCGCCGTGCAGCGAGCGCATCCAGCCGACATCGGTCTGGCAAGAGACGTAGCTGATCTTGCCGTTGCTGCCGGTCCTGGCGTTGAGTTCGGTGTCGAGCAGCACCCGCTTGATCAGTTCACGCCGCAGCGTGGTGAGATCAGATCCGACCTCGCCAGATTGTTCGGCAATGACGATCTCCGGCGTCATCTCCACCAACAACGGGCGGTTGGACGGACGTGACCCGTCGTTGCCCGCAACCGTTGTCTCGTCGCCGTCGAACACGATGGCCGCCGGCAGCATCTCTTCGGTGATGTCGACGTTGTTGCGATGGGACGAGCGCAGGCCAGGGATCGTGCCGACCACCACCACGAGCCGCGCCAGGATGTCCTCGCGAACGTCAGTCATCGACCGCCTTCAACAGAAACCGCACCTCGCCGAAGTCCTCGCCGTTCGGCGAGCCGCGCAACTCCCAGGAGCGCACCAGCCACGATCTCCCGTTGAACGCCAGCAAGGCGTCGGGCCAGTCGTCGCGGGTGATTTCGTTTGCTTCCAGTTCCGGGATGCGCACGAACGCACCGGGTCCGACACTGCGCACCTCGGCCGATCCAGCCGCCAGCACCTTCGGCCTGGTATCGTCGATCACGGTGATTGCCGTCCCGTCCATCGTCGCCGGCACGCCGATCTCGGCATAGACCGGATCGTAAAGCAGTGCGCTGTAGTCGATCATGCGACGCGCAGCCGCCTGAACGGTCTGATCAGGTCGACCACCGGCGCCGACAGGAACCCGGACGACGCCGACGACGTGGCCGACGTGAAATAGCTGATCCTGGTATCGCCGTGCTGCAGCTCGCGGATCGAAGGATCGCGAGCACCGGAAGTGCGGCCCTCGTAGACCGCCTCGATCACCGCTTTCTGCAATCGCGCCGGTGCCTCTTCCGGCAGGTCGTAACCGCCGGAATAGTTGACCGCGACCGGCCCGTTCCAGTAACCGCTCGCATGCCACAGCCGGCCGCTCGCCGGATCAATTTCGTAAGCAGCCCCGGTGGAAATCTCGATCACCTCGGCCACCGGATAAAGCGACAGCGTCAGCGCGCCCCGCGCCGGCATCACCTCGCCGCGGTCAAAGGTGAAGGTTTCCATGGCCTCGGCCAGCCCGAACCGGCGATCGCAGTATTCGGCGATGATCCTCGACTGAAAGGTAATCATCGCCTGCAGCTGTTCGTCCTCGGCGGTGCCGGTGATGTCGAGCGCCAGCTTGAGATCATCGAGCGAGATCAGATCCGGCCCGGCACTTGCCGGATCTTCCGCGATAATTTCCAGGACTGAATGCATTATTTGAACCTGACCGGATCGGCGCTGCGCTTGTTGTCCTCCGCGCGATAGTCGCGACCGTCGTTGCCGCGCTTGACCGCCAGCCGCCATTCGTCTGACTTGCCAGGCCGCGCCGAGGTCTCGACTTGCGCGATGAACAGCGAACCGCCGTGGCTGACGGCATCGCCGGCGACATAGGCCGCGCCTTCCTTCCAGACCCCGGCGTCGAGAATGACGGCGGTCTTGATTTCGTGCGTCACGTCGCCCAGGACCCAGCGCAAGGTCCGGCCATTGTCTGTCGTCGACAATGACGCGCCCTTGAGTGTGCGCTCGACACGCTCGTCAATGTATTGCTGCAACAGTGTCAGGTCGGCGGCGTTGCGGCCCGGTTCTCCCTTCTGGCCGCGCTCGCCGTCCTTGCCGGCCGGCCCGCACTTGCCTTCCGGTCCAGGCGTCAGCGCCAGTGCTCGCATCTCGGCCAGGCAGCGCTGGGCCAGCGCCAACGCGGTGCCGAGACCTTCCGCCCATGTATATTGTGGGCCTGGAACGGTGGTTGGCTTCTCGCTCATGCCGCCCCCTATGCCGCCAGCAAGAGAGACACCGCCACGGCCTCGTCATCGTCGTGCCGCCCGCCAGCAGTAGCTTCTAATTTCATGATCATGCCGAAACCTTTCGCGCTTACGCCGGCGCGGCCCAGACTTGCAGCCGCGATGCCATTGATCCGCGCGACCGCCGCACCAGCCTGGCCGCACTTCCCGCACGCCGTTGCCTTGATTGCGAACCGCGCCTGCAAGCTACCGGCAACGCCTGCCGATCCCGTTGCGTGGCCCTCGATCGGCGGCAGGATTCCAAAGCCCCGGCCGACCACCGGATAAGGCGGCGGCGGCACATAGTAGCCGCCACCACCGGAAACGACCGGTGGGACCACCACTTCGCCGGTGACTTCACCCGCAACTGCCGCGGTGTCGGCCGCTTCGGTTGCCGCCAACGTTCCGAATGCCGAGCCGGCATCGACGACCGCGCCTGCGGCGGCGAAGCTGTCTTCCGCCTCGACCGAGGCTAGCGTGCCGGTGGAAGCAATCGAACCTGCCAGGGCAACGGTGTCGGCCGCTTCGGTTGCGGCCAGAGTACCGTCGGAACCTGCCGCAACCACTGCGCCGGTAAATGCCGCGGCGTCCGCCGCCTCGGACGCCGCCAGCGCGCCACTTGATCCAACCGAACCGGCCAGCGATCCAAAGTCCGCAGCCTCGATTGCAGACAGGGCACCGCCAACCCCGGCGGTGACTATTGCACCGGCGAACGCCGCGGTGTCGGCCGCTTCGGTTGCCGCAAGCGCGCCACTCGAACCTATCGTCCCGGCCAGGGCCGCAACGTCGGCGGCATCGACCGAGGCCAACGGACCCTTGACGACGAACTTGGCATGGCCGGGATTGTCGACGTTGGCGTGGCCGGACGAGTTGCCCTGGACGAATTGTACCATTAGGCCGAATGGGTAATTGTGCCGGCCGTGATCGACACGGTCTGGCCGGTTGAGATCGAGACCGAGTCTAATCTAATATCGCCGCTGCCGACGCCGACGGTCAACCCGCTAATGACGACGGTGCCGGTGCTATCCTTGACGCGGGCGATTGCTGCGGTGCCGGTGTTGTCGGCCGCACTGTCGCTGCGCGGGACGCCGGCCATCGTGATCACCCCGCCCGACTCGGTGAAGGACGGGTCGGCCAGCGTGATGATCGCCAGCACCGAAGCATAGGATGCCGTGCAGATCTCCAGCGTGCCGGGACCAGAACCGGCATCGACGGCGGTAATGACCGCAGCCATCCTGGTCGACTTCAATGTGGCATTATAATTAACTGCCATTCTCGCCTCTCGGCATCATCAGACGAAACGACGACAGCCGCACCGGCCCGCCGCGAAATATCCTGGTGGTGTTGAGCTGGATCACAGCATCGGAATTCTGGTCGCCGACATCGCAATGAAACACTTCGCTGCCGTCGCTTGCGAGAACGCGCGCGTTGGCGGCATTGCCCTGCGCCAGTGCGGCGTCCTCTTCGCTGATCCTGTTAAACACCACCTCGCCGCCGGCCGCTTCCTGCGTTGCCGGGCTGGACAGCTTGAGCACGGCGAGCGTGCGGCTGTCGTCCGACAAAAGTTCGATCGATCCGCCATCCATCATGCCGGACAACGCGTCGAGCAGGGCATTGCCTGCCTGTTCCGACAGCGAAACAATCACGGTTTGGCCTCGCCGTAGATCGGCACCAGGTTGCCGTCGCCGTCGCGCTCGATGCGGACGACCCTTGGCGGCAGCGATCGCTCGACCGGCGTCGGCACCTCGTGCAGCGTCCGCACCGCAGCCGCGACCTCGGCAGCGAGGTCGGGCGGCAACATGGACGCAGCGGTAATCTCGGCATCTACATATTTCTTCACCGCATCAAAGCCGCGATCAAACGCTTCTTGCAGATCCATCACGCGGCCCTCGTTCACTGCACTCTTTCCGTTTGACTTCTCGGGAATGACCGGCGGGTTTGCGTACCAGGCTTCAATCGCCTCGACCGTTGATGCCGGACGCTCACTAGCCTTTGCCCGTCTGAGAACTTCGTTCTTGCCGGGATCGAGCATCGTGAATTTCGCGCCGGCGTCGACATAAGCTTGCAGCGCTTCCGGTTGCGGGTTGGTGTGAATAATCCAGGCGTCATCGGCGAGACCGCGAAGGATTCGTTCAATGGCGGTCTTGCGCGATTCCAGCGCGACGATACGAACCGAGCCGGTTGAGTCGTGTGCGACGCGCGATCCCATTGCTTTGGCGATGAGGTCATAGTCGACAACGACATTGCCGTCCTTGGCGTGCGCTTTGACGTGCTCTGACTTGCCGGCAACCGGCGGGCCGAGCACAACATTGATGCTCACCCAGCCCTCGCGAACAGACGGACGGTCCGGTCAACGCTGATGAACTTAGCGGCGACTTCCTCGGCCGACACCTCTGTTGGTGGTGCTTGCGCCGGCGGTGTATTCGGCTTGAACGGATCTTCCTGCGCATCGCGCTTGGCCAGCGCGGCCAGCGAATAGTTCTGCTGTTGCAGATAAGGCGACTCGCCGCCGTCGACCGGCTTAAGGTCTAGCTTGCTGCGGCCCTCGTTCGGCGCCATCACGCCCGCGCCGACCGCCTGCTGGATCGCGGTGATCTGGGTGACGCTGTCCATTCTCAACAGGTTGTCTGTATCGAACTCGGTCCCCAACCCCTCGCCCCAGCCGATGCCGAGCGCGTGGTCGAGCAGTTCCTCGATCTCCTCGATGTGGCTTTGCAGCGCCTGCGAATAGTACTCGACGTTGAGCGCCTGCACGTTGTTGTAGGAAGGCAAGGCACCGACACCGACCTTGTAGGGCGGCACGTGGTAGACGCTGCACACCACCTCGGCCGACCATTTCAGCGACTCGACCATCTGCCCTTCGACGTTGGTCATCGCGATCTTCTCGTATTTCGCGCCGCCGGTCAGGATGGCTACCCGGCCGGCGTTGCCGCGCGAGAAGCGGTTTTCCCACTGCTCCTTGACCCGTTGCTCCTCGACCTCGCTGATCTCGCCAGGCGTGGTGAGAATGCCGCCGGGCGTCGAAGCGTTCTGGAACAGCAGCGCCGATGCCTGCTGCGCATTCAGCCCGAGCATCGAGGCCAGCCCAGAGGCGAACACCGGCGGTGTCCCGACCAAAGGATGGAACAGGCAGTTCATGCGGTCGTGGATGATCTCGCGCGCCGGCACCGTGACCTCGCCGGTGCCGACCAGATTATCGCTCGACAGGCGATAGAACACCGCGCCGTCGCCGCCGACCAGCGGCTGCACCCGCGTGGGATCGAGAATGTGCAGCGCGGTGACGACGTTGCGGTTGTCGCGTTGTTTCAGCACATAGGCATTGCCGCGAGACAGTTTCGACAGCACCCAGCATTCCCAAAACTGGTTATGGGTCTGGTAATCGTTCGGCCGGCGCAGCAGCGGCGAATATGCCGGGTTGGTCACCTCGCTCCAGACGTTGTTGGAATCCTTCTCGACCAGTTTCAGCCGCAGCTTGGCGATATCTCGGGCGATCAGTGTCTTGCAAGCGAAGTCGGCATGAAACGACGCCGCGCTGTCGGTATTGACGCTCACGTTCTGCTGCCAGGCGCCAGCATATGGCTCGCGCACGATCGGCCACGAATAATCGCTGTTCACCGGCAAGGAGGACAACGCCTTCTCGCCGGTGAACGGGATCGTCAGTCCGAGGATGCGCATTTAGCCGCGCGCCTCATCCCTCTTGGCTTTGGCCGCGCGTTCACGCTCGGCCCGTTCGCGCTGGATTCGCTCCTGCTCGGCCTTGTCTTGCGGCGTCACCTCCGGCATGTCCGGCAGCTCGGCTCCCATCGGCACGTTCGCCACGGTAACAGTCCGGATCACGGTCGGCCCAGCGCCGTCTGGTTCTTTGTCGTCGACCGCAACGCCGAGCTTGGCGAGGTCGTTTTCCTCCTGCGTCGGCGTCGGCTGCGTCGACTCCATCCGCTTCATCGCTTCCTCGTTCGACTTGTTGATTTCCTCGCGCTGCTTCTGCATCGCCTGAACGTCGGGATGATCCTTAGTCTTGGCTGGTGTCTGTGCCATGTTGGTTTCCTTTCCTAGTTCCAGGTCATGGTCTGGGTCCAGGCGACGACGCCTGTCCTGCGCAGACCCCAGTTGAGATCCCACAGCATCCGGATGCCAATGCTATCTGTCTGCCACAGCGACCGGGTCGGCGTTGCCAGCACGCCCGAACCCTGCGCGCCGGTGGCGATCTGCAACGGCGTGGTATCCTCCATGTGCAGCGTCGCCTGGTCGTTGACATCAAACCGTGGCGAGTCACCCGTTACCGAAACAAAATCGGCGGCATCGACCAGCAGCATGGTGTCGGCGGTGACGTTCGAGGACTGGATCACCGGATAGCCCTGCAACGTTCCGGCTGAAAGCTCGGCCTTGAACGGGAATTCCCCGCCGCCTGCGGTGGCAGGCAACAGCGAAGCCGCCAGCACATCGCCTGGGTTCATAATCCATACCGGCGATCTGAGATTGCCGTTGGTGCCGGTAATCAGCGCCGAGGTCAGGGCGCGGATGTCACCGATCAGTGCGGCAAGCGCACCGCCTGCGGTCGCCGTGGTGGCCGATACGGCGCTTTTCAGCCCGGCCGGCCGCGTCGTGGTGGCGGCGGTGGCATCGAGCAGAACCGAGTCAATCGCAACAGCGGTGTCTTCCAGGATGGCCTGACGGATCAGGCCATCGATCGCCGGCGTCGAATGCTCGGCAATGTCGCGGGTCATGGTCGAGATCACGCCCATCTTTTTCGGGGTGAAACTAATCGACGTGAAGGCGCCCTGCCGCACCGGAATCGGGGCGCCCTGGGCGACGAAAGAGCCGGCAATGGTCGGCGTGGCCGCCCGGCTCGGCATCGTGACAATGCCGTTGCG